CTATAACTATATCTGTATATTCCTCTAGTTGTTTATCCAGCTTAATAGTAGTATCTATATGATTAATATGAGTAGCCTTCTCATTTATAGCAGGTATCCACCCCAATAAACTATGTATAGTCTTAACCTCTATCTGCTCTGGAAGACTTCCTTTTAAACGATATAAAGCTTTATGGGTAGGAGCAATAACTATGCTAGTATTGTGGTTCACCCCTTGCACTAAATTTAGCAAATTTGTACTTTTCCCGGTACCTGCATACCCAGTAGTATAATTAATTTTCATTCCATAACCTTTCTATTCTTTTTATCATAAATGTTGTATATCTAAAGAATAACCAATCTTTAGGAGATAACTTATATCTAAAGCTTAAGGTTTCTGGCAACAACCTAAATAGCTTCTGGTTCATATAAGTAACCCAAGCCTGCTGACTAATATCTGTATATCTAGCTAATAGTCCAGCTAGTTTATTCTCCGAGATATACTCCGTAATAGCATAGTAATTATCGTGGTTTTTAAGCCAAACCTTTCTTCTAAAGTTATGTCTGGCTTTGAGCTTATCAACTTTTACTCTAATACTATAACCTACTCTATATATCAAAGGGTGGTTGGTACTAGACTGTTGATGTATGGTATTAATATTAACCCCATACAACTCTGAAAATTCCTCTGCTCTCACTATCTAACCTTTTCTATACAGTAATGTTCTTGTAAATTAGTAGTAAATAAATATCCACTAATTATACCACCCAATGCTATCCCTAATAAGAATGATATAAGTGTTTTCATAATACTAACCTTACCTTTTAATATATAACATTATTAATGTTAGCACAAGTGCCATTAAGCCTATAGTAATCTGTTTATCATATTTAAACAAATACCAACCTAGTCTATATAGTAATATTTTATACCAGATCATAATAATTTTCCCCTATCTGCTTCTACTATAACCCATAATATTAATCCCATTATCAGGAAACTAACTAGTGCTGATGTTATCGTATAAGGTAATACACTATAGTTTATCATACCATATCCTTTAAGTCTTTAAACTCTACAGCCCACCCATAACTATTTATATAGTCTATAAGCTTTTGTACCTGTGTTATATCTTGCATAGTTAAATCTAATGCACTAAGAGAGTGTTCAAGACAAGTGTCCCAATCTCTTCTCAGTTGTTGTTCATATAACATATCCTGTCTCATCTCTTCCATTTTCTCTTGGTTAGCCATTTTCTTTTCCTTTAGTCAATATATAATGCGTCTATAGTTCCATCTTCATTTAACCTAAAGAAGAAACTCATAGCTTCAACTGAATGAAGTACTACTTCTCCATTACTCAATTCTATAATAGCAGATGTAGGATATTCTTCTTCCGCACCTGTACTATCTTTATAATGAATACTTTGTTTATCTTTACTTAAAAACCAATCCTTAGTATTCATAAATGACATCACTGGTTGGGTTTTAAGCCAAGTAGCATAATCATCAAAACTTTTTCTATCATTAAGGCAACCAAAAGCATAATCCATACTACCTGCTATATAAGGCATAGCATACTCTTGGTTTATTTGTATATTATCTATCATCTTCTAGCTCCTTTGTAAATATTTGTTCACAAGCTTTAAATATTGCTTCTGTTTCATCAGTGTTAAAATAGGTACTATCATAAAATTCATAATCATCTTTTACAGAATAAAAATCTACTACACCTCTTACTGAAGTTCGTAATTCATATCCTTTATTTAAAGCCCATTCTTTGCATTTATGAGCTAATTCATAGATATTAACTCTTGCACTTCCAAAACAGAAAGGTACAGTGAATATAATATCATTTCCAATTTTATCTATTTTTTCAACTTGTTGTTCCAACACTTCACTTAGTAGTTTTTTGCTCAGTAGTGACATCTTTTATCCCCTGTAAAATTTCATCTATCTTATAATATGTTATACCTTCAAAGAAACCTCCAAACTTACAGTCATAATCAACGGTGAGTCTTATTGTATTTTTATTTTTAACAAAGTTGCAAAATTTAACCACACAAATATCTGGCAACAACATTTTAAAGAACTCAGTTACTTCATCTTTTAATGGTTTTAGTTCAATATCATCGGGATAATAGCCTATCCCAAAGTATTTGCCATGGTCTGAGTAATCGCCTAGCCATAATCTTTCATCAGCTAAATATTTTTCTAGTTGCTTTTTCATCTTCTATCTCCCTATATTCACTATAGCCACATCATCTTTTATCCTTTACTAATGGAGCTATATATTTATTATAGTTGGCTTGAAACTTCGTTGGACTAGCTTCTAATCCTTCGGCTAACCCAGATAATTGGCTACAAGCTTTATTAGCTGGGCAAAGCTCACAATCGTGAAAATCCCCACAGTCACTAGTTTCTAGGTCTGTTACTATGCCTTCGTCATAAGCCTCTAGAAACATCTCTGCCATTTGTTCGTTTGTTAGTCTCATCTTTTATCCTTTATAGTTCGCCTGGCTTAATCTCAGAACATACTACCTGAGCTTCTCCAAGCTGTTTACGGGCTTTAACTAGTGCTAACTGAGCATCCAATAATACTAGTAGGGGAGCTTTTTCCTCCCTAGATAGCATTGACTGTTGCACTTTGATTTGTAGATCAATTACCTCTAAAGCTGTTGTAGCCTCTTCAATTTGTTTTATAATATTCATTGTATCTCCTTTTATTTAACTATGTAATAGTTCGTTATGTAATTATATCAAATTAAAATTAATCTAAAATAAAATTTTAATTTAGATTAATTTTTTAAACTTTAAATAAACTTATAATGGATCAATGTCCATAGCCTCAGCTAGTTGCTCTTTTGGAGCCTCGTATATAGTAATATATTTCTCCACTATACTACGGTCAAATTTGAGTCTTTTTCCTCCTTCTCTATCTGATGATAACCTATCTAAAGTCTTATTTATAATATCTCCCCCGTGGTTCCTACCAAAGTTATCTTTTAGTGATGCTAAGGTAATAACTAAATTACCTTGCTTATTTCTTTTGGTAGTGAAATCACTAAGCTGTAAACTAAATAGTTCTAAAGCCTCCATAAATTGTGGATAGCGTTGCTCCCATAAAAGATTAGCTACTCTATCCGAAAGGCTTTGTGTATTATCTATATATGTCATATATGCCTGCGATTGTTGCCTAGAGATAGCGTTCATATATTTATCAGGACTTATAGTCTTATCATATACATTTCCAAGCCAATAATAAAAGTTCATTATTGTTGAGGGGTTTACTATGTTCTGCATATCTAAAGATGAGTATGGCCCACCACTCTCTTGCTCCAGGGGTTTCGGCATAAACACTATATGTATCCTCCTCTGAGTAACTGGATCTGTATGCAATTTAATCCACTCGTTCGCTGTTATCCATATCTTAACTAGTGTTGGAACCACTGTGGCAGTTTTCTGCATATCTCTAAATGTAACCATACCATTAGAACCAGATATAGTCTTTATAGAGGCCAGAAGATCATCACGCTCCATAGGTCTCCAAGAACCAATCTCAGAGAGTACAACATTCTCTTCTATTTGCCAATTCGAATGTTTATCCTTGAGTAGCGAATAGTTTAGCTGTTGTGGATGTTTACTAAACCCAGCTGTTAATAAAGCAATAGTAAGATCTTTACCTGAACCCTCAGTACCTTTGAGATATGTAACCACTGGACTAAACTTGAATGTAGTATACCTATACTTGGTTGTTGTTAAGAGATAGTCATACTCATCTCCCCACATATACTGCATCAGCTCAAGGAGCCTAGTCGGTTCCTCATAATCTGGTGGTCGTTTACCAGCAAAAGCAGTTAAGTTCGAGTTAGTAAACGCCTTATTAAATATATATGTCTGTGGGTTATACCCTGGGGACAGTTTATAGTCGTGAACTAGTGTTATAGGCGTTATTTTCGGCTTATTCCGTCTAATACTCTCCGATCGTTGTGTACTAATCTTTTCCATTAAGTCTATATACACTGAAGAGTTCTTAACTATCTGCACCACAGGATTACTGAGATTATCCCTAAAATAAACTATGTACGAGTTATCTGCCTGATTATAATAAGTCTCTATTGGCGTGTTATATATCCTATGTGGCACAATATATGTTTGATCCGGCTTATCCTCATATTGCCAAAGCCCATTTAGCGACTGATTATCTGTATTAGGTAACATACGATAAATAATCTCTGAGCGAAGTTCCTCTTTAGTCTTGCGATTATGGTAAGTATTAAATTTCTCCATAGCCGCCATATAATCTTCTTTATTTACAGTCTTATCACTCCCTAGTCTAGTAGATAGTGAGAGATACACCTGATTACTCTGTCCCGCAGGAATGGGATCTGGCAGGTTATAGAACTCATTAAACTGTTGTTGAGCAACTATATTTGCTAAATAACCTTTGACTAGTGTTTTAGCATTGTCGGAGTGCCTATCATCTTTAAGCATTATTTGCCTTTGTTGTTCCGAGAGGTTACTAATAACTAAGTATGAAACTAGATGATTAAATGTATGAGAATATTGAGTTAGATCTTTACCTGTACCAAACAATATCTTCTTCCCTTGGTCGTAGGATGTAGGTGCTATGACATTATGTTTTTCTGTGGTAAGTATATCTAACACTGATTGCTTAGTATGACCCACAGGTATATCTATATCTGGGTTAGGAGTGAAATAGAAATGTCCTCCCTTTCTAAGGCTTTTGACTATGAATTGACACTGATATTCCGGCTGTAAGGTCTGATTAAACTGTATAGCCTGATTAAAGCTCTCATTAGTATCAAAATCTATAACGGTTATAGTCTCAGTGGATATAACTATAAGTGCCTCCTGTTGTATAACCTCGTGCAAATACCCACTATGTTGTTGTTTTTGCCAATTAGTCTTACGATATAAACTAGGCAACAGAGATTTTTTGTTCTCTAAAGTAAGCTTTTGGCTTGGATCAGTCGTTAATGTAGTATATTTAATTTTAATTTCCATCTTATAGGCCTTTGTTATTATTAGTGTCTTTAGTGTCTTTAGTGTCTTTAGTGTCTTTAGTGTCTTTAGTGTCTTTAGTGTCTTTAGTGTCTTTAGTGTTGTCGGTAACTAAGTTATCTTTAGTGTTAGGGTTAGAAGGTTGGAGATCATAAAACCTTAGCCTTATACTAAGTGTTGATTGTGAGAGGCCTAGATCTCGTGCCACTACACCTTGGTTTCGGAGCTTGGTATCTTCTTTGATATCCTCGAAATAGTGTAAAAAAGCTTCGGGACTAATAGTTTTAGTATCTTTAAAGTCGGTTGTTAGTTGTTGTTTATAGTCGTTATAGGTTTTAGAGGTGTTACAACTAAAGTCGTTGTGGAGAGCCCAATACAGTGGATATAATGCTGTTGTTTGTGTTTGGGATAAACTAGAATGTGTTGTTTGAGATAAAGTGTAATAACTTCTAAATTCGTTGCGGGTAAGCATAGAAAATGTCCTTATAGTTAATTTATTAGTAAAACATTATAACATAATTAATATAAAACTATTATTAATTTAAAATATTAGTTTGATATTTAATTTATATAACTAGTAAATACTAGTATATTTAGTATATTTGAGTAAATAATATATACTATAAACTTAAAATTTTCTTAATGTGTATAAGTTTTAGTTATATCTTCGGAGTTGAAATATACTAGATATACTATATCACGTGACGGCGGTATATATAGTAGGTAAATAAACCTAAACTTTACAGTATATTTGATATTTTTCATATATTTAACATATATAATATATATAAGTATATTTAGTATATCTAACAATAGTAAAATTTAAGAATAGTTTAAGAAAACTCTAAAATATCATAGGTAAACAATAGTTTAATTTGATCTTATAGTAAACTACTAGTTTAACCTAGTAGTTTAATTTGATCTATAATAATTTCCAAAAAACATCATCTAGTTTAGCAACTCTCTTGGTTAGTTCCATAATATCCTCAAAAGTAACATCTTTGGCAATATCTTTAGTTATATGATATAGTTGATTATTAATAATCTTAGTATATCTAATCTTAGTATTGCTATCTTCCAACCTAAACATAATCTTATTTAAGTGCCCGAAATTTTCGTATTCATATATTAGCATTGTATCTCCTTTTAATATATTTAATATATTCTACTATATTAGTTATAGTAGAATATATTAAATATACCGGGATATACCCGATATATTAGTTTACAAACTCAAAATCTGCATAGTCTATTTTTTCAAGTCTTGCAGATTTTAGTTGCTCTATTTTATCTAAGATAGTTGCCCGCACTTCTTTAGCTTCTGTATTAGATATTTTTTCATCTAGCACATCATTAATCAAGTTGCTAATCTCAGCTTCATAGTTTTTAATAGCTTTAGCATATTTTTGCCACTCTTTAACTGCTTCTTTACATTCGCCCACAGCTTTGTTATTTTTAGTTGCAAAGTTTTCGATATGCTCATACTCTTTATGCCACAAACAATAGTGCCAAGTTTGTCCGTTTTCATCTGTATAGTCCTCAAACTCACTTGTTCGTTTCTTTGGAGCTAAGTATAACTCTAAAGCTTTGTTTAGTTCGCTTAGTAAAATACTAGCTTTATCTTTTTTAAATAGATCCTCATTATCTGCTACTATTGTAGCAACTTTGTCCGTAACAGTTGTATATAATTCTAACTTAGTCATTTTGTACCCTTTGTATTAAATTGTAATGTTATTATAACATTATAAACTTTAAAATAAAATTAAATTTTAAAGTTTATTTATTAGCTACTTTGTAGCGACTTCTTTTATTTATGCGAGAATTATAACATTATAATTATTAAAATAAAATTAAATTTTAATATTAATTTGTTGTTATGTCATTGCATATATATTATATGAGACGCGGGCGCGATTATATCTAAATAAACTTAATTTAAAGTTAATGTGGTTAATTAATATTGATCTTTAAGTTATTTTTAATTTATTATAATAGTGACCCCCGGGACCCAATCGAGTGTGTTGTCATATGTATGGGACACTTCCAAGGTACCTCACAAATTTTCAACTATCTAAAACAAAATTTTATTTAACTATTGCTTCAAGTACCTCACAAATTTTCAACTATCTAAAATAAAATTTTATTTAAATACTACTGCTTCCCAAGGGACTACATAAAAATTTTATTTAAATACTGTTGCTCCCAACCTATCTAAACTATTTAAAGTTTAAGTAAAATTTAAGTAAAGTTATTATATAATCAAAATAAAGGACTATCAATGACAGATACTCTCCTCCTCTCCTATCAAATAGAGTACGAAACTACCTCTATATCATTAGAAGATTTAAAAGAAAAATACAACCTAACAGATAAGGACCTTAAAGGGTCTTCAACATGGGTTAAATCAATTAACGACAACAACAACGACACTATAGTACCGACCAACAACACTATAGTACCGACCAACACTGACTCTATAGTACCGAACACTAACGACAAAACTATAGTACCAACCAACGACACTGACAACACTATAGTACCGACTAACAATAGTAATGTCGAATTTGATAATAGTAAGTTTGAGAGGGATATCCAAAGCTTTAAGGAACAAGCCCTTAAATATTGTAAGGATTTTATGGCTTTAGAAGCTGCCCATGCTTCTACAAAAGAGGTTAAAGATATAGTGGCTATTATAGCTAGTATAGAGCCTAAACAACAAGCTCAGAGTACAACTCAGGTAAATGTGCTGGTGCAAAACTTAGCTGAAAGGTTTAAAGACGATGTCTAACTATAACATAGTTCCTGAGACTGCCCAAGAGGAGCAACACCGTAAACAGTTGGCAGATGAGTATCTCCATAGAGAACTAAACCTGACCAATGAGCAACTAGAGTTTATAGATACTAAACTGTCTTCAAAACTGTGGAGAATGAACCACATCTATCATATACGAACCAAAGAGGGACAGCTTCAGAGAATGAGGCTCAATCACTCACAAGAGAAAGTATTAACCCAATATCGACACAATAAGAAAATAATCCTCAAATCGAGACAGCAAGGTATATCAACATTATATTTAGCTTATAACCTCGATGATTGCCTATTTAAGGCTGGTATCTCAGTAGGGATACAGTCGTACGGACAGGACGAGGCTGAAAAGCTTAGTAAGAGGGCAGAGCTGATGTGGGAGAAGCTAGATCCAGAGATAAAGGAGCTATTAGGTATAAAATTAGTATCTAACAACTCGAAAGGGATGACTTTCTCAAATGGGTCTATACTTAAGATTGGTAACTTTCGTGGGGATACTATTCAGGCCCTCCACGTATCAGAGCTGGCGAAAATAGCTAAAAGGTATCCGGAGAAAGCGAAAGAGCTTAAGACTGGGGCATTTCAGGCAGTTAGTACCAAAAGTAAGATAACAGTGGAAAGTACGGCTGAGGGTCCGATGGGTCTTTTTTACGATATATGGCAGAAAGCGGTTATGAGGGTTGATGCTGTTGGGCACGACGGGCTTACACCCCTAGACTTCCAGCCGATATTTCTCAGTTGGATAGAAGATCCAGACTGTACCCTAGAGTATGAGTACCCACAGACAGAAGAGCTAACAGAATATCTTAAAACTTTGGAGAAGGCTGGGATAGATACTTCGGAACTAACTGAGCATCAGCTTAATTGGCTGGGAGCTAAACTGGAAGAGCTGGGAGATGACTTTAATCAAGAGTATCCGGCTACTCCAGAGATGGCATTTGCGGCACAGATAGAAGGGATGTACTTCCGTAAGCAATATAAAAGGCTTATGGAAAGTGACAGAGTAACAAAAGCTCCATATAATCCTGACTATGGGGTTAATGTTAGTTTTGACCTTGGGGTTAATGATGAGACTGTACTACTCTTCGCACAGTTAATAGATGGGCAACCGTACCTCATAGATGAATATCATAGTACAGATAATGGCATAGTTCACTATTCTGAGGTTATGAAACAAAAGCCATATGTTGGAAATTATGAGAAGATTATATTTCCTCACGATATAGAGGTTAGGGATTTCTCCACTGGGCGAACTAGACTAGAGACTTTCAGAAGGGAAGGATGGAGCAATACGGTTACATTACCTAAACTTAGTTTCCAGGACTCGATAGAGGCGGCACGACAGTTTATAGATATATTAGTTATCGACCCATCACTGGAGAATACTCTATTAGCTATACAAAACTATCGTAAAAAGTATGACCGTACATTAGGGGTGTTTTTGGGTACTGATGTTCACGACATACATAGTAACTACGCGGCATCACTAAGGTATATGGCCCAAGGATTAGGATACTATAAAGTTAGAAATAGTAAGCCCAAAACACTTGAGCAACAATACTATGATTGGAAAGATAATAGCTATACAGGTTTTGCCGTTTAAGTTTGGCTTAATCTTGGTTTAAGTTTAGTTTAAACTTTTTTATGTTATAATGTAGTATTACAAAAATAAAGTAAAGGACATAAGATGAGTAATCCATCCCCAGATGCTACTCAACAGAAACCTGTTGATAGCAAAACTAACAACGAGCCAACCCTCGAAGAAAAACTTGCTACAGCAGAACAAAGGCGTAAAGATACACAGGCAGCCTATACTAAAGGACAGCAAAAGCTTAAGGCTCTTGAGGCACAAGTAACTAAACTTACTGAGTTGGCGGAAAAGGCTATAAAGCCATCTCTTAGTGCAGAAGAGCAGGAAGAATTAGAGGCCCTTAAGTATGAAGATCCTGAGGCTTGGAGAGAGAAACTTAACAGTTTTGAAACTAAGGCTCAGACTGAGGCTAGGGTGAAACTAGAGGAACTGACGGGTGAGGCTAGGGTCACTGCTGAACAGGAGTTCGAGTTGTCTAGACGCGAACAAGTTTTGGAGGAGTTTAACGCATCGGCCAAAGTAGCTATAACTGACGAGATTATAGCTAACGAGGTACCGCCAAGAATAACAAAGAAACTTGAAGATGGTACTGTATCTTTTGAGGATTTCCTTAAAGAGGTATCAGACTATCTTGAAACTGGTAAGGTTGTTAAGAATGACGATACACTTAACCAACCGAATTTAAGTAATATGGCTGGTGGTAAAACACCTAAAGATGAGAAACCAGAAGCTTCACTTAGTGAAAGCTATGCTGGGGACTTATATTAATAAGGAGAAATAATGGGAACTGGTACAGTTGCATTAGGTTCTGATATTGAGAGAAAGAAGTGGCTGAGAGAAGGTTTAGTTCAATCTGCTTCTAAATCGTTCTGGGGTCCTTATACAGGTAACTCTAGTAATGCTATCATTTATCAGGTAAATAACGAAGGTGCTGGAGATGGTCATACTGTTGTATTTGACTACTCAGGTAAAATTAGTGGAAAAGCCGTTAAGGGTAAGGACACTGCATATGGTAAGGGTGAGATTAAACGCAAGTTCTCGGATAAAATTACTGTTGAACGCTACAGAATTCCCGTAGATAACGGAGATAAATTCGATGGTGTTAATATAGGCGATTTGTCTATTAATGAACATAGTGACAGTCGTTCTAAGCTTGCAGACCTTTTCATTCGTTGGAAAGACCAAATGATTTTTGATGGTTTACAAGGCGCTCTTGGAGATAACCCATCTCATATCTATGACTTAGGTACTACTTTTGGTTATAATGACTTGCTAGGCATTGAAACAGCATTAAAAACTGGTCAAGGTTTTAAAGCTTCTTCAAGTACAGGTGCATTAACAACTACTGCTGCTGGTCGTCGTGGTCCATTAGAACCATTCAGACTAGAAAATGGTGAGAGTGTTTGGTTGTTCCTAGTAGATAGCTATATGGCTGGTCTATTGAAAGCAAGCTCAGGTTATCAAACTATCGTAATTAATGCTGATGTTCGTGGTAATAACAACAGAGCATTTAGTGGAGTTATCGGTAAAATTGGTAGACTTATTGTAGTTGAAGCTTCTGACTTCTTTGGTTATACAGAGGGTGCTGGTGCGTTTGGTCTTGATGACACAGAGGTTGAAATCGCTGGACTAAGAAAATATACTACTGATGGTACTATTGATACTACTACACCATTAACTGGTTGGGAAGGTCAAGCTCAGTTTGATACTGATAGTGCTACAGTTGGTAAAATTATGTCACGTGGTCTTATCCTAGGGCAAGGTGCTTGTCAAACTGCATTTGGTAAAATGCCAGATTATAAATTCCAACCATCAACAGACTTTGGTATTACATCACAGTCAGCAGTTGAGTTCTGGACTGAGGTTAAGAAAACTAACCTTAAACTAGAAGGCGGTAAAGTTTATAAACAAGCTAAAATCTCTGGGCTTGACTTCGGTGTTATTGCCGTAGACATTAAGCATTCATAGGAGGGTTAGATGGCTGATTTAACTAGAGTTGGGCAAAACAACTATAAAAGACAAACTTGCTATGCTGTATCTGACGCTTCAGATACAGGGGATAACACTTTATTTATGCTTCCTAAGAACATTTTAGTTCTAGGAGTAACAGCAGTGGTTCTTACTGCTGATGGTACTTCTTCTTCTACTTTGGATATCAAAGTTGGAAGTACAGTAATTGCAAATGAAGTAGATGTTACATCAACAGGTATAGACTCAGGGACAGTTGTTCCTGGTTACTTTGCTGATGGTGGTACTGTTACTGCGGTTGCTGGTTCTACAGCTCCTGCAGGTGATGGTAGTGTTCGTATCGCTGTAGAGTATCTTGAATTAGATACTGTGACAGGTGATTTAACTAATTACTAATAATTAGTAGGGGGCTCTTAGGAGCTTCCGTCTATTTATTAAAAGGGAAGATTATGTCTAAAGTTTCTAAACTTATAAATGATATTAGAGATACACTTAATGACCCAGAAGGGGATAGGTGGCATAACGATAGACTTATTAGAAGTATCAATGATGCTATAAAGGATATCAACTTAGTAGCTCGTATTCTAAGAAGCAAAGGAAAATTTTCCCTTACTACTGGAACTAGTACATATATTCTTGATGTAGGAGTACAATTAGTAACTAGGGTTATTTATGATAATAAGGTAATAGAGTTTAAATCTCACGAAGAGATGGACCTTATATCAGAAACTTGGGAAACAGATATTGGAGATGATATACAGTACATAGTATATGACCACTTAAATAGAGGTACCTTAAGAGTTTACCCAGTTATAGCTAGTGATATATCTCAGATAACTCCTGCATATGGAGTTATAACTAACTTAGATGGTATAAGTTTTAATACTCCTTATGGTATAGTAACTAGTTTATATGAGCCTAGAGGGGATATGATTGTTTACTATATTAAAAAGCCTGCTGAAGTTACAGGGTTAAATGATGAGATAGAACTTAATGATTTATGGGATAAAGCTATAAAGCATTATGTATGTGGTATAGTTCTTAGGGACGATAAAGATACTCAAAACAGGGCATTTGGTAGTGAGGAATTACAACTATATCACTTAGAGCTTCAAAAAGCCAAAAGAGATGTTATTGATAACTTTACCCCTTTTGCAGACCATACATCAGATTATAGGAGATTATAATGGGAGTAGGTACAAGAAACTTTGGTGGGGCTGAAGATTTAATATTTGGTCAAGGTGCAGTTGAGCAAGATAGAGATGGAGCTAACTATACTATAACAAAAATAAATGCTACCCATATACCATATACAGGAGATGACGCTACTAATGATATGGTATCTGTAAAACAGGTTATAGATGATCTTTTAGCCAGTTCAGTTACCGATACCATAGTGGAGTGGTAAGATGGCATATACAGCAGGTAGTTGGGTATCCCCAAAAAGTATTACAGGTACCACTAAGATAGCTGATACTGATACTATATTGCAAGATATAGTTAGTGATGACCCAGGCAGTATTAAAGCCTATCTTGATGGGGAAAGTACTAAATGGGAAAATGAGCTTAATCCTTATGATACAAGGATAACAGATTTAGAAAGCTTCCAAAGTGAAGTAGAAACTATAGTGGAGTGGTAGAATGGCAAGAATAAATAAACACGATACAAACGGTACCAAAGGAGTCTTACAAAAAGGCGAATTTGGTTATGATGATTACAATGCCGGAGGAGATGCTGGTAGAGTATATGTAGGCGATGGTAGTACTAATATACCATTAGCTAAAAAGAATGAGGTAGACCAAGTAAGTTCAGACCTATCTACTCATACGGGTAGTGGAGGAACTTCTCACGCTTTGGCTACAACTAGTTCTAATGGTTTTATGTCTAGTACAGATAAAACCAACTTAGATGCACTTAGTCCTACTCAAACTATAAATACAGGTACTAAGTATGTGGATAGTGAAACATCCACAGAATATAAACTTTATGTTAAAAACGGACAACTAGTCCTAGAGGAGTTATAAATGGCACAAGGAGATATAATTCAAATGATACCTACTGGGTCTGTTTATATGTTCCCAGTAAATTCAGTATTACCTGGATATTTAGAATGTAATGGAGCCACTGTTAGTAGAACTACATATGCGGCACTATTTGCAGTTATTGGTATTACTTATGGTTCTGGAGATGGTTCCACTACTTTTGAGCTTCCTGATTTAAGAGGAGAGTTTGTTCGTGGATGGGACCACGGTAAAGGTACGGATAGCGGAAGAGATATAGGTACTAACCAGAGTGAAGATACTAAGGCACATAATCACACTGCTAGCAGTAATAGTACTGGTTCTCATTCACACAGTTTATATAATAAGGGAAGTAGCAACTGTGGTCTTGGTAGTATATGGGGTGTTGAGAGCCTAATGAACTGTAATAATCATGGATATGCGCGTAGTGGGGCAATAGTCTCTTCGGGAAACCATTCACATACCATAACCGTTAATGATAGTACAGGAGATGAAACTCGCCCAAGAAATGTAGCATTAATGTACTGCATAAAAACTTAAGGAGATATAGATGACTTTTAATGATATTAAAGAATTTACTTATATAAGTAATCAAGTGACTGTAGATGGAGAAACTAGAGAGGTTATTACTACTTTAGATAATATTTTAGATGCGGTACAGTTTCACAAAGGTAGAGAATATTTACTCGAGGAACCTTTAATGACTAAGGTTCCATTTAGTAAATATCAAAATATATTGGATGAATGGGTAGCTGCAGGTATACCAGAAGAACCTACTTTTGAAGAAGCCAAAACTTCTAAGTTTACACAATTAGAAAATAGCTTTAATCAGGCTACTAAAAACATAGCTAAAGTAACACCTCACGAAATGGTATCTTGGGCTGACCAAGAAGCTGAAGCCAGTGACTATATTCAAGATAATACTGTAATAACTCCTGCTTTATCTGCGCTTATTGAAGCTAGGGGATTAGGAGAAACTGTAGAAGAGTTAGCTAATAAGGTACTAGATAATGCTTTAGCTTATAGACAGGCTTATTATCCTTTACTAGGAAAATATCAAAAATTGGTTAAACAATTAGAAGCTTCTACTACTAAAGAGGAAGTTAAGGCTATAGTATGGTAAGACAAGAATTAGTAGTTAAGTTCGAGAATGATGTTAAAAAGAGAAGTTGGATAATGAGGCTACTTTTAGTCTTAGACCAACTATTTAATGTTATTCTTTTTAATGGTAGCCAAGATGAAACTATATCTAGCCATATAGGAAGAACTGGTAAAGCTAAGTGGCTTTGTTGGATACTAAGACAGTTGGAAAGTAAACACTGTCAGAAATCTATAGGAGAATAAAATGCCGCCTATTGTAAAATATTCAGCCCAGCATATACTTATTAGTATGTTTGTGGCTCCTATAATGCTAGGAATATTTGCTTGGTTTGGGGGAGAGTTTATAGGCACTAGGGATGTGAAGGTGTTAATGCCTACCATCACTAAACAATTAGATGAGATACAAGGTTCTTTAAAGGTTCAAAACAATAAACAAGATGAGCTTTTAAAGAATGTATGGCAGAATAAAGAAGATATAGCTGTTATAAAAGCTACTTTAAGAGGAGATTAAGATGGCATTAATGGATTTTAACCTATCTGATATTGGAGGAGTTTTTACTTCTATTAGAGAGGCTATAACTGGAGATAAAATTAAAGACCCAGTAGAAATGGCTAAGATAGATTTACAGTTACAACAGCTACAGCAGGCTGCTAGAAGTGGGCAGATAGAAATCAATAAGATTGAGGCTGCTCATAAAAACTTATTTGTGGCTGGGTGGAGACCATTTATAGGTTGGGTATGTGGAGTAGGTATTTTATATGCTTTTATAGGTCAGCCTATTTTAGAATGGATTATAACTTTTAAAGGTCTTGAAGTTACAACTCCTGAAATAGATACTACAACTTTATATAACTTAGTTATTGCTATGTTAGGTATGGCAGGATTAAGAACTTATGAAAAGTTTAAAAATGTATCGAGGGAGAAATAATGTTACAGATTAAACCTGGAGCTAAAGTAAATGGGCTAAGACCAGAAATACTATTAGCTGTAATAGTAGCTGATGGTATATATGAGCAATATAATGTTAAATGTGTTATCACAGAAGGTACAGGTGGTAAGCACGGAGAGGCATCTTTACATTATGTAGGTAATGCTGTTGATCTAAGAACTAAATCACTACCTAGTCATTTAATAGAACCAGTAGCACAGCAAATAAGAGTTGCCTTAGGCGAACAATATGATGTAGTGGTAGAGAAAGACCATATACATATGGAATATCAACCAAAATAGGAGTAGAGTATGGCTAATGTTATATATAACGAGTATAAGAATAAGATAGGTACATTTGATTGGAGTGATGATGGGGCTAATACTGTTAGGGTTATGTTAGTGGATAATACATATAACCCAGACATAGATAACCACTCAAACAAGTCAGATATATCAGGAGAAGTGACGGGTACTGGGTATACTGCTGGAGGTCTTCCTCTAACTAATAGAACAGTAACTAGGGATGATATTAATGACTGGTCGGAGTATAATGCTGATGATGTTACTTGGACTTCATCTACTATTACTGCAGCTTATGGCATAGTGTACTTAGATACAGGGGATGCTAACACATCAACTCTAATCACTGTAGTAGACTTTAGTGGTAATAAATCATCATTCAATGGAGATTTTACTATTCAGTGGCACACTGATGGTGTATTTAAACTTAACTAAAGGGTAAGTAATGATTATAGAAGCTGCCTCTACTTTATTAAACATAGTACCAAATGAAGCTTATATAGTAACTACTAACTATGTTTCAGAAGAGGTAGGAGATTACACTTATGATGATTTACCTAAAACTTGGGATAATGGTGGATATACTGATATTTCTTTTATGGTGGGAGAAAGTAATATCTCTTTATTTACTAACGAAGAAACTATCATAGAAGGTCAGGGTATTGACGTCCCCGTTACTAGGGGTTTGTTATCCTTTAGCTCTTTGGAAAGTAGCCAATCAACTAGTAGTGTTTTAACCCCAGTAAGCCAAGATATATATCTTACTCCTTATCAAAGTGATGTAGCTACTAGTAGTGTATTAACTCCAGAAACTATTAATATGTATAT